GTATAAGAAAATACCTTACAGAAACTAGAGGATATAAATGTGAACATTGTGGAATAAGTGAACATAACAATAAACCTTTGGTCTTACAAGTAGAACATATTGATGGTCATAGTGAAAACAATAGACCGGAAAATCTTTGTTTTTTATGTCCGAATTGTCATAGCCAAACACCGACATTTTGTAATAAAAACAAAGGAAATGGAAGGCATTCTAGAAGAATTAGATATGCTGAAGGAAAAAGTTATTAGCCCTTTTGCGCCGAATGGGAAGGCAACGGATTTGTAATCCGTCTTCGAAAGATAGAGAGTGTTCGATTCACTCAGAGGGCACCAGATATATACCCATGTAGCTCAATGGCAGAGCAATCGGCTGATAACCGATAGACAGAAGTTCAATTCTTCTCATGGGTACCAATATAATCTCGGTGTAGTTCCAATTGGCAGAACGTTGGTCTCCAAAACCAAATGTTGGGAGTTCGAATCTCTCCACCGAGGCCAAGTTTTATTAAGAGGTTGATATGAAAAAATTTAACATACAGGAAGTAAAAGATTTTCTACTTACTCAAGGACCAGACACTAAAGTTTACCTCGGTGCGGACTCTGAGCGTATAAGAATCAATGGCGTTTGGTACGCTGACTATGCTTTGGCTGTAGTTGTTCATATTGACGGATGCCATGGTTGTAAAATCTTTGGTTTTGTGGAACGTGAATTAGATTACGACCACAAGAAAAGTAAACCAGCAATGAGATTGATGAGCGAAGTCTATAAAATTTCAGAGTTGTTTCAAGAAATGGCTGATGTACTAGAAGATAGACACGTTGAAGTTCATTTAGACCTTAACAAGTCCGATGAGTTCGGTTCGTCTTGTGTAGTACAACAAGCTATTGGTTATATCAAAGGTACCTGTAACATGGAACCAATGGTGAAACCAAATGCACCAGCTGCTTCATTCTGTGCTGACCGTCTTAAACGGATTCTAGCAGAGCAAGAAGCTGTAGTTTAATTTATGCAGTTGTTAGTTTAGTGGTAAAACCTCGGGTTGTGATTCCGATATCATGGGTTCGATTCCCATACTTCTGCCCATTTTTATAATAAGGATATTTTATGATTTATTCCCCATTACAAGATAAGTTAGTCATTCAACGTATTACACCAGTAAAAGAAACCGCTTCAGGTATCATTTTACAATCATCAGTAGAACCAGATAGAGCAAAAGTAGTTGCTGTAGGTCCAGATGTTGATGAGGTTGTAGTTGATGAAGAATTATTAATCAATTGGAATGGTGCTGTAAAAATCAAAGACGATTTATACTCTTTACGTATTGAACACGTAATTGGTGTATATGATAATGCCTCGGTAGTTTAATGGTAGAACGGCATCCTTACACGGTGCATACGGGAGTTCGATTCTCCAACGAGGTACCAAATGCAAACTTAGCTGATGTGGTCATAGCGGTGGTTTGAAGAACCATGGAAGTAAGTTCGATTCTTACAGTTTGCACCAGATTGTAATACTTATTTTTACTAAATATATAGTGTATACTATTTTTAGGAATAAGATGAGACAAGATATTATTGATAGAAAATTAGAAATATTAGATTGGATTGGTGAAAATCAATCCAAATCTTTTATATGTAAACAATTAGGTTGTAAACCTGAAACGTTAGAAAGTTACCTAAACAAGTTTGGTGTTGAATATAAAGGCAACATGGGACTAAAAGGTAAAAAAGTAAATACAAGATATGTTCCAGCTATGGAGTATATCAAAGGTTCTTTTGTATCAGCTCACAAGTTAAGATTAAAATTAATTCGTGACGGTATAAAAAAACATGAATGTGAAATTTGTGGTGTTACTGAATGGATGGGCCAAAAAGTTCCATTAGAACTTGACCATAAAGATGGAAACCACTATAATAATGAAATAAAAAATCTGAGAATTATTTGTCCAAATTGTCATGCACAAACGGATACAAATTCAGGTAAAAATAGTAAAAGAAAATAATGCCCCGGTGATGGAATTGGTAGTCTTGCGGTCCTTAGAAGTCCGTGTCCATTGTGGCGTGTCGGTTCGAATCCGACCTGGGGCACCATTATTATACGGATATGGACAAATTGGTAAAGTCAAAAGGCTTAAACCCTTAAAATTGTGAGTTCGAATCTCACTATCCGTACCAGGCCCCTGTGGACAAATTGGTAAAGTCACCTCTCTCAAACAGAGGAGTATAATATATCCGTTCGAATCGGATCAGGGGCACCACTTGCCATAGGCGCCTATATAGTATACAATACAAACAAATGCGGGATTAGTTTATTGGTAAAACAGAACCTTGCCAAGGTCCAGTGATGAGTTCGATTCTCATATCCCGCTCCAAATACCATGCGGAATTAGTTTAGTGGTAAAACTGGAGATTTCCAATCTTCTGTCAACAGTTCGATTCTGTTATTCCGCTCCAAATTTGCGGTCTGTCTAGGACAGGTTAGAGTTCCCCTCTAATAGTTCGGTGCAATTCCGAAGGACCGCTCCATCTTTACACACTCCTGACATAAACCAAAACCTAAATATAGGTTTAACTACCTCAATTTTTATAAGGAATATTATGTCACACCACCACGTTAAGTTACACAAATTAATCGACGGAGTATTGAAGACTTTTGCACATTCATTTCAATCCGTTGAAGAAGCTAAAGAATTTATTGCTAACACTCCAGATGTACATTCTGCTCAAGTGTATGATAATGGTAATCTAGTTCACGCTCAAGATCCACAACCAGAACCTGTAGTAGTACCTGAAGTTGTGCCAGCTCCAGTTGTTGAGACACCGGCACCAGTAGTTGAACCTACTCCAGAGCCAGTTGTAGAAACACCAGTCGTTCCAGTAGAAACAGCACCAGTAGCACCAGTTGTTGAAGAAACTCCAGTAGTAGAAACGCCAGCTCCTGTTGTAGAAACGCCAGTTGCTGTTGTTGAACCAACACCTGTTCCAACACCTGAAGTTGTTGCAGAGCCTGTTGTAACTGCTCCTGAGTCCACAGAAACTCCAGCAACAAACGCTTAATCATATTGACGGAATAATTGTTCTGCCTCTGGTATTCTGGTCTTTGTACTACGACTACCTAACACAATAATTATTCTATCATTTATTGTCATTATTAAACACCCGCCAGCAGGGAATGTCCAACCGGTTTTACTAACCACAATGTTGTGATTTTTCTCTACTAGCGGGTTTGTGTTTGTAAACGGTACCCAATTATCATTGACTAATATTTTTACTTGGTATTCTTTACTAAACTCTGTGACTTCTTTATAATTTGTTGCCTCTTTGGCCAATAAAATTAAATCTCTGGCGGTACTTACATTCTCTTTATCTAAACCGGTAGGTTCAACTACAGAAGTGTTTATCATACCTAAGAGTTTCGCTTTGTTATTCATGGCTAAGATACAAGCATTATAACCATTTGGATAATTTTCACAAAGAGTTAAAGAAGCCCGATTATCTGACGATACTAAAGCCATCTCCATTAAAGCTCGCCTAGTAACCTTTTGGTTCTTTCTAGGAAGTTTATCTCTTAATTTTGTAGTGAGTGTCAGGACTTCCGTTAAGTCTTGTTTGGCATCTAACACAGTAATGATGGTTAGAAGTTTGGTGATACTGGCAATTGGTCTTACTTCATCAATATTCTGTGAATCATAAATTTTACCAGTAGTGTCTGCCACTACCCATGATTTGGCTGTTAGTGGTTTTGAATTACAGAAAAATGCTAGTGATATTAAGAAAATAAATAATAGACGAGACAATTACAACCTCTTTTTGCTTTGATGAATGAATATTTATGGATGCTGTCATAAACATATTTTTCAATCACCAAATGCGTTTCACAAAAAGTATAATAGAACTATTAGAAGGTGTAGAGAGTGTAGGAATATTTTTCTTATACGTTCTCGGATTTTTAGCGTTAGCTTCAATTGGAATCCTAATCTTCTTCTGGTGGGCTCTCAAAAGTCGTCTTCTTTGATTTTTCAATATATTCCAAAACCTCTTTCTTGCGCAACTCTTGTAACACATATTGATTTGTGTGGTCTTTAAGGCCGGGATATCTTTTCTCGGCATCATGTGCAATGAGAGCAAACATACAACCAACAAAGAAGATAATGACAAGTAAAAAACCACCAATGTAAGCATCAGCACGTAATGTTGCCATAAATCTTGCTTTTCTGGCCGCTTCGATAGCTTCTGCCTTCATTCTCTTAGCAATAAGAATCTTTTCTTCTTTGCCAAGTTCTTCCATCATCTTATTCACATCTGTCCACAAAGCACCAAGTTCTGGTGGACTTTGATATACAACCAACTCACGTAGGTCAACACTCATTTGTTCCAATTTCTTTTTCATTAGAACACGTTGTAGAGCACGTTTACCAATACTAGCATCACCTTGGTATATGTGCGTCTTTGAATGTTTTTCTTCTTCCTCTAAAACAGTCTTACACTTATGGAAGGCATCAAAGAATTCACCAAGTTTTTCACCAATTTCGGCATACACATCATCAGTCTCACCACCCTTTTTATTGAGTTCGATGATTTCATTTTTCTTTTCAATGAATTGTTTCTTTTGTTCAGCTGTTGGAGGTTTATCTTTGTGTGCACTATGAAACTGGTCGTCCAAATCCTTGAGGACGCCTTTAACGTCCCCAGCAGCACCTTTAATATCTTTGTAGAGTTGGCAACCTTTTTTGACGGCAGACACAGCCGCATTTGCCATTGCGAATAGCGTAATCGGATCCACGGTTCTATATGACCTTTGTTGAATTCACCTATAATAAAATGATGGTAAAATTAACAGGAACCGCTTGACAGTTCAGACGAAATCATATATACTAATATATTATTTATCTATTGGAGTTATTATGACCGTTAAAGTATTGAAGTTAATTACGGGTGAAGAAGTATTAGGAGATGCAGAAATTGCACTAGGTGAATGGTATATTACCAATCCTGTGGCCATCTCAATTGTACGGGGTCAAAATGGTAGTCCTAACGTAGGATTAGCACCATTTCCACTACACGCACCACAAACCAAAGACGCTAAGATTGCCATACCGCTAACAAGTGTAGTATACTCTTATATTCCAGCAGAAGATTTCATTAATAACTACAATCAAATCTTTGGTTCTGGTATCGTTCTTCCAACTCCAAAACAAATTATTACAGGTTAATGTCAACATTTTACACCAATGTTCAATCAGTTGGCGGCCATATTCTCTATCGTGGTATCAAAAACGGTAAGAGAGTACAGGCCAAACTAGACTACGAGCCGTGCCTCTATCTACCATCAAACAAGCCAACACAATTCAAAAATCTTAAAGGCGAATATCTTAACCAGAAACGCTTTGATTCTATCTACGAAGCAAGAGAGTATCTTAAGAAGTTTGAAGACGTAGGCGGGTCCCTGGTGTATGGACAGAATCGTTTTGAGTATGCTTATATTGCTGAACACCATCAAGGCATGGTTGACTATGACTATGATAAAATCTCAGTAGCCTTTATAGATATTGAGGTTGGTTCTGAGAATGGTTTCCCTGATCCATACGAAGCAAATGAACCAATCACAGCCATCTGTCTCACATTCTTAAACGGTGAAACACACGTTTGGGGTTGTGGTGACTACGAAGTACAAGGTGATGAGAAATACCACAAATGCCGGGATGAATGGACTTTGTGTAGAGAATTCTTATCATTCTGGCAGGCCAATTATCCTGATGTGTTAACTGGTTGGAACACAGAGTTCTTTGATATACCATACATCGTCAATCGTTTCAGGCGTATTCTTGGTGAGAATGAAACCAAGAAGTTATCTCCGTGGCAATATCTACCAGAACGTAAAGTTATCAATATGGGTAAACAAATGATCCATTATTTGATGACAGGTATAGCCTGTTTAGACTATATCGAATTATACAAATGGTATGCTCCTGGCGGTAAGTCACAAGAATCATACAAGTTGGATGCTATTGCAAACGTAGAACTCGGTGAACGTAAATTGTCCTATGATGAGTATGATAACTTACACGCCTTGTATCGTTTGAACCACCAAAAGTTTATTGAATATAATATCAAAGACGTACAGTTGGTTTTGAGATTGGAAGATAAACTTAAGTTAGTTGAGATGGCGGTAACTCTGGCTTATGATACAAAGTCCAATATGGATGATGTGTTTGCTCAGACTAGAATGTGGGATGCTATGACATATTCTTACCTGTTGGAAAAGAATATCATTGTACCACCAAGAGTTGTAAGAGAGAAGACAGAAGCGTTTGAAGGTGCCTATGTTAAAGATCCACAAGTTGGTCTACACAATTGGGTTGCCTCATTTGACTTGAACTCTTTGTATCCACACTTGATGATGCAATACAATATCTCTCCTGAGACTTTGATTGAACCTGGTGATTACACAGATGAAATGAGAGATGTAATATCACAGGCACCAAATGTCGAGAAGATGTTACTGAAGAAGATTGATATGTCTAAACTGGAAGGTGTTACGATGACACCAAACGGTCAATTCTTTCGTACTGATGTTATGGGTTTCTTTCCTAAGATGTTGGAAGAAATGTATGTAGATAGAAAGAAGTTTAAGAAATTATATCTTGAAGCTAAACAAGAATTGGAGAACGAGAAAGATGTCTCAAAACGATACGCAATCGAGAAACGAATCGCTAAGTACAATAATTTACAATTGGCCAAAAAGGTCTCTCTCAACTCCGCTTACGGTGCTTTGGGAAGCCAGTATTTTAGGTTCTATGACTTACGCATGGCACTTGGAGTTACTACGGCAGGTCAACTCTCAATTCGTTGGATTGAATCAAAGATAAATGCCTACATGAACAAACTATTGTCTACCGATACGGACTATGTGATTGCTTCTGATACAGATTCAATTTATCTCCGTCTTGGTGACTTGGTGAATAAAGTTTATGGTGTTGATGGTGTCGTTAATTTGCCGAAACAAAAGGTAATTGAATTCATGGACCGTGTCTGTGAAGATAAGATTCAACCATACATTGACAACTGTTATAAAGAGTTGGCTGATTATGTCCATGCTTATGCACAAAAGATGCAGATGAAACGAGAAGGTCTTTCAGACAAAGGTATTTGGACTGCCAAGAAACGTTATATTCTAAACGTATATAACAATGAAGGTGTTCAGTATGCCGAACCTGACCTGAAAGTTATGGGTCTTGAAATGATTAAATCTTCCACTCCATCTATTGTGCGTGAGAAGATGAAAGAGGTAATCAAGTTGATGGTATCTGGTACAGAACAAGATGTACAGGATTATTTGGCAAAGTTCAAGGCCGAGTTCAGTAAATTACCACCAGAAGATATATCTTTTCCTAGAGGTGTGAATGGTCTTAGAGAGTACTCGGATCCTACAACCTTGTATAAGAAAGGTACACCAATCCATGTGAAAGGTGCTTTGTTATATAATAAGGCATTAAAAGATAGAAACCTGGAGAAGAAGTATCCTATGATACAATCCGGTGAAAAGATTAAATTTACCTATCTTAAAACACCAAATCATTTCCAGGATACCGTCATATCTTTCCCTGGTAGATTACCGACTGAGTTTGGGCTTGACAACTGTATAGACTTTGAGTTACAATATGAGAAATCGTTTTTGGAACCCATCAAAGTTATTCTTGATTGTATGGGTTGGAAAACAGAACAGGTAAGCTCACTAGAGGACTTCTTTACATGATATTTTTGACATTCTTAACGGCACTAGCATTGTCTGCCGTATCAGCATACTTCTCTGTGGTCGGTATGGCATCAATTTTCCCTGGTGCTTACTGGCCTATTATTCTTATGTTCTCCATTATTG